CGAGGTCAAGGACGACCTTCGCGAGCAAAGCCGGACTCGGAGTGCCTCCCACCCCCCGTCTCGATCCCCAACCACTGAGTGGTGGAAATCTTGACGGTAGAGGAAGCACGCCGGGTGGGATGAATCCCACCGCCAGGCGTGTAACTTTCCATAGGCCAAGCAGCGCGCCCGACCCCCTTGGAGTCCACCAAGGAGTGCGTCCCGAGCCACGAGAGCAAGGTCGCCGATCCAAGGATCTGGCGAGACCTGCTTCGGGCCCGAAACTGGTCGGGAATCACCGTGTCGAGGGTGCATGGGGAGAGGGGAAGATGTCCTCCCTACTGCACCCCCGAAAACCCCAAAACCACCTAGGCGAAGGGAAGAAAACCGCCGGGGGTGGCCAGGGGAGATTGATCTCCAGTGTTCCTGGAAGCCAAGTCCGCGTGCAGATTGCGGAAAAGGCTGATCGGCAGCTGGCACGCCGTGTAGATGGCCTGCCTTCCAACGTCAGAAGAGATGCTGCCGTCGTCCAATGGAACACTCGGGCACAATATGCCAAGAAGGTCTGCTGGGATGTCATAAATTTGTTGACCACCGCCGCCACGGCCGCCATGGGAAAGAAACCATGGAGCATCGACAGCCGGCGTCAAAACCCAGCAGTGTTTGCCTTCAAGCTGTGGGCACACCGAGATGCAACCTTCAGTGGGGTCGGCCACTTCATTTCGCTGGTGAAAGAATTCACCACGAATTGCCGACTACACGCGTTGCAGGGCGGGCCGGTCCCTCGGGACCGACTTTGCCGCCTCTTCTCGGCGAGATGCTTCCGGGAAATCGACGTCGCCCTTCGGGCGGCCGACCGAACGGAGAAGCAGCAGGACATGCTAGTCCAGCTCTCCTACGTTGGCCGGGCCCTACCAAAAGGACGACCGGGCTTCGAGGGCTTCAAGGCCCAGGAAGACCACCGGAAAGCACTTTCTACCCCAGCGGAGCCTCTGGAAGAAGGACGGCGTGAGTATTTGCGGTCCTTCGCCAGAGACTGGGCAAACAAACACCTACGCAAGTGGGAGCCCAAGGTCGAGTTTGATCCGACCAGCGGCGCCTGCCTCGAGTTCTCCCGGAAGAAGGGAGGGATGGCAGAGTACTTGCGCAGTGCCCTTCAAAAGGCAGTCGGCCACCATATGGTTCAGCTTCGCTCCAATCCCTGGAACCTCTCGTCCCAGACGGCGGAGATCATCAAGAAGCAGAACCAATCGTCACATCGGCCAAGGTCGGGCCTGTCAGTACCATTCAGCGTTAACCTTCCGGTCTCGGACCGGGAGACGCTCACCGAGTGGCTGTCCAGGCCGGCATCCGTCCGGGCCCGCTTCATCCTGAGGGGCCAAGCAGAGGGGATGCCCATCGACCTCGAAACCGAAGCCGAGATGAACGCCCTAATGGCAGAAGGGCACAAGGACCACCGGGGCTCCCAGGAAATCGACCTGGAGTCGCTGATCCACACCTACAAGAGGATCACCTCTTATCCGGTTGTGGACGACTCCCTGGCGATGGGGGCCCACGGACTGCTTAGGGACCACCTGATCCGAGAGCTTCAACAGCTCATCACGACGCAGGTTTACCCAGAGGCATCTGTCCTCACCATCTCGGAGCGGGGGTTCAAAACCCGCATTGTGACAAAGTCTCCAGGATGCGTTGTCGCCCTGGGTCACCATCTTCGCCGGTGGATGGCGGCCGGTCTCCGGACCGACCCATCCATCCGCGAGGTGCTTAAGGGGGACCATCGGGAGGCTGTCGAAAGCCTCTTCCATGATGGCTCACCCATCGACCCTGGGCTGGCAAGGACCGAAGAGGATCAGCTAATTCTGTCCGCTGACCTCAAAGCCGCGACGGACCTCATTGGTCGTGAGACCTACGAGGCGATCGTCGAAGGAATCCTAAGCTCGGAGGAAGGCCTCAACCTTCCCTCCTGGGCTAGGTCCCTGTATCGGCTGTGCATCGGTCCCCAACGACTTATCTACCCGGACCTGAAGAAGAACGCCCTTTCGCAAAGAGGCGCTCTCATGGGGCTCCCAACGACCTGGCCTCTGCTCTGCCTGGCAAACCTTGCCTGGTGGCATCATGGCCGTCCATTGGGTCGCGTCCCACGAGTCCGGATATGCGGAGACGATTTGGTGGCAAAAGCCCGTGAACGGGAGATCGAGCAATATGAAACGTGGGCAAAAGCATCTGGGGCAGTCTTCTCCAACCGGTCGAAGCATATGGTCCTTACAAGCGGCGGTGTATTCACCGAGGAGGTGTTCTTCACCACCTCTAATCGCCGTTACATTGTCGAAGGACCTCTGCTCCCGGTACGAATCCAGGGCACAGACAAGGGGAGCCGCCTAGTTCAGTTTGGCGACTACCTCCCAGCGGCTCTGGTCTCCTCCAAAGCTAAGGCAAACCGGAGGTACCTATCGGCTACGGCATCAAGTGCCCCGCCGCCAACCATCACCCTCGCACAGGAGGCTCGGCCCGAAATCCGCAGAAACACTTTTCAGCGGTGGTCCGAGGCCTTCCCATTACGGGGGTTGGTAGGTACCATGAAGTCGGACCTCACAGGCACCGAGGCACCATACTGGGTGTCCATCGGTCCTGCCGTCGAGGTCATGATGTCCCATCGCAGACCCGAGGCCAGGAAACGAATCCTGGCCGCGTTCCGGTCCGGGCATCCCGACTTTTATCGGTTCGCATCCCAGCAGGGCCTTTCTGGGCTGATCCATGTACCACGGCAGTTCGGTGGCTTCGGCATTCCCAGGCAATCGCTCTGGAATGACCGGCCGTTGCGGGAGACACCCGCGCAGGCAGTCATCTATGCCGCTGCTGTGGCACTGGTGGATGGTTCCAACGTCGAGATGGACCTCAAGGTACTGTCCCGCCCATGGCAGGATACTCCCTTCAGGAACCCCCTCAGGACGGTCGCGGCCTCAGCCGCGGAGCAGATCCTCACGACCCGATACAAAGTAATCAAGGTCAAAGAGGGAACTCAAGTCCCCGTTGGAGCCACCATTTACCCAGAATCGGTTGACGAGCTCATCGAGCGTGTTATGGGCTGCGTCAGCCGCGACATTTTCTATACGGGCAACGACCCCCTCATGGGGGAGAAGCAGCAGCACAAGAACGCTGCAACCGTTGCTCGCAGACTCCGTGCACGACTGGCAGCGCAACGCCGCCTAGTGGTGCGTGAGCGAGGTGGGTGGATTCTCAAGCGGATGAAGGCGAATCAACGCCTCCGCTATGAGCAAGAGCTTCGGGAGAGGGAGCACCTCGCCCAAGCCCAGTTTGGGATTCTGAAGGAAGGGGGAGGCTCCTCTGGGATAACCGGAGAAACCTTCCTCCTCCCTACAGCGGCCTTCGGAACTGTCACCCCGGTCAAGGGGGACGTCCACCTGGCCGACCCGATCCACCTCCCCGCCACCGGAGAGAAACGTCGTAGGGCCCGAGGAGCCGGAGGGTTACGGTCGGTCCCAAGACCACAGGACATTGACCCTGAACTTGCAGCGGGCTCCGCTGCAACCCAAGGACAGTCCAAGGTCACGTGGACCGAACTCCTCCGAAGATTGAAGGAGAAGGAGGACCGGCGCATTGCCGTCCTGTTGCCCCGAGGGGAAGGGGGGATCTCCATCCCCTTCTCACCTCATCTGCCCACTGAAACGGTGGAACGCGCGCTGCGTTTTCAATTGGCCTGCGGCCCCTCTACGCCAGCACCCTTGCTGCCTCGCGAGTGGCCAGGAAAGTCCTCCCAAACGCTGCATCTGCAGCTGTTCGGGGACGGGGACGCCACCTAGGGAGGTGGGACCCGTTTTCGAAGCACAGGGCTTCCGGGGCTCTGCCCACTGAAACGGTGGAA